TTTAACTTCTTGCTTTAGGTGTGTCATAGTCTCTTTTGTAATAAGAGATTCCATTTTTAATTCCATTGCGGATATAATGTTCTTTGCAAAAGCGGCATCAGAACCTACTTCCTGCATTGCGGATTTAATAATCGCGATACCTTCTGCTGGGGAAGCAGATGCAAGTTGTGAGCCACCAGCCATTTTAAGGGATATCTTTTCTGAAAAGTCAGCAGAGGCAATGTCTGTTTTGGGAGTTTTATTTGCTCTTGGAAAGTTCCAAAGTGGCCCAAGTGTAACACTACCTATACCACGGCCGGTCTGAACTAATTTTTTGGATTTAATTTTTGAATTGAAATTTTTGGCAATTGTCATTGCAGCGTCTTCATATAGACTCCAAAATTTCATAGCAACTTCAGTTGTTTCTGGGTCGGTATCTTTATTGTTTATCTTGTTATAAGCATATACAATTATATCTTCCCATTCAGCACCAGTAGGAGCTTTAGTTGCACTGGCCATGTGCGTAAAGTTACCAGATTTGGCACCCTTACCACCAGATATTGAATAGACCTTTCCATCTGGAGCTTTAAAGTGTTTTGTAAACTCTCCACCTTGTGGCCCAGCATCTATAGCTTTTTTATTAAATGCAACGACTTCGAATACATCATCTTTTTTATAGCCAGCATCTTGGAGTTCTTTGAACCCATTGCCTTTATATACAAATTTGTGTCCTATTACATACTTCGGGTCCAATATAGACCCTTCTGTAATATAGTTGCGAAATCGTTTCATTAAAAAACCTACTGTTAAAAGCTAATATAGTCTTATTTATAAGCTTACTACCTAAAGTCTACTGTGTCACTGAACACACTTCTCTTCTTATTGCTACTAAGTCTCTGCCCAATATCTGTTTTATCAAATACAGGACCATCATCCTCATAGCTCTTTTTTCCACCACCAGAGCCACCTCCAGCTCCATTACCATCTAGGTTAATGTTCTGTTGTGCTGATTCCTCTAGTTCATAGATTTTCATTTTTGCACGTTCAATACCAACAAGGAACCTACGATAGTGGCTGATATCACCCCAGCGATTTTTCAACTGTTTAATCATCAACTGACCCATCTCATCTAGGTATTCAGAACTGACCAAACCAAATATGGCATCAGCTGTATGAGTAATACCCATTGATTCCGATGTATTGGTAAGATCGACATCACTATTTCCATAGCCATCTCTGTTAAACTGTGATGATGTGACAATTGCACAATTATATTCCATCGCAAGACCACGCACTTCCTCAGCAATAGATTTTACCAAAGTATAACTATTTGCTGCAGCAGCGCCTCGAACTCTTGATGAAGCACAGATGTTAAGATAATCCAAATATATGACATCAGGCTCAAAGCCCTTTTTCATTCTCAATTCATTTAATAGATGACGGAAGTGACCAGAATGGACACTGCCAGTTGGAAACTCTTTAATGACAAGTTTACCAGTTGTTTTAGATTTGTATCTTGCAATTCGTTTATCGTAAACATCTCTAGGAATCTCATTCACCTCATCGAGTGTGATATCCATAATATTAGCATCGATACGTCTACCAATTTCCTCTTCAGCCATTTCCATGGTGATATAAAGAACATTTTTACCATACATCAGATGATTAGCTGCCATGTGACATTTGTTGAGTGATTACCACCACCAGTTGTTGCCAATAACACCGTCATAGATTTACGAGGTAGTCCGCCTTTAGTTATCTTATTGAATATATCAATGTCGAATGGAATACGCTCTTCCTTTCTGTGGTAATGCTCATATCGGTCATCATGGTCTTCAAGGAAATCGTGACCAACTGATTGGTCAAAACTGATACCTAGTGAATCAGATAGAATTTTTGGAATTTCACCCTTGCTGACATCACCTTCGTTACCATCCAGAATGTTAATACTTCTACGAATTGAATTATAGAGGTCCTTATCCTGGCAGAATTTTTCTGTTTCAGCCAATAGAAACTCTACATTAGTAGATGTGTCTAGCTCAAGGCTTGAAATTAGGTCAGATGTTTGATTGAATATATCTTCATTAAGGTCTGTCCTATGGTCAAGAGCAATACGCAGTGCCTCCCTTGAAGGAGGCTCTTTGTATTTTTCTACATAGTCAACAGCTGTTGAAAACAACTTACGAAAAGCAATATCATCAAAATAATCTTCTTTTAAATATGGAAAGACCTTACGGCTGTATTCCTCATTCAGTATCAGATTCGATAGTATTGTCTTCTCTATCATTATTTTCTCCATTCACATTGGTTAACTTATATTTATGTTCGACAAACAGCTTGAAGGATTCGTCCTTCATTAGGTTCTCGAAAAACTCATCATCAGATTCAATATCCTTAGACCTGCGTTTGCTGCCTAGGATTTCACCTGTTGATTTATCCACCACATTATACCATCCTTGCGTGGCCACTGTCAACCACCCGCCTTCAAGAGCGAGTTCAAATAGACTTGACCATTTTTGGATTCCAGAGTCATATAAGACTTTGAATGGTAGTTTTGCTTTCTCTTTTACATATCTTGATTTTTCAATGTTGATAGTAAATTTAAATCCAGCAAGGTCCTTTCCATCTTTTTCCTGTGCTTTGGAAATGATGAAGATTTGGTTAGCTGAATAATAGATACCAGTACCACCTGATACAATATTTTTAGGAAATAAACCAATTTCCTTATAAGTGTGGTTTACAGCAATACATGGAATGTCTTTGCCGGTAAGTTTAGGTGTGACAATACGGAACAATGATTTTAATTGTTTCGCACGAGACATGTCTGCAACAGATTTCTCATTTTCAGCATCCTCAACCTCTTTACGAGATGCAAGGTTGCCGATTGAGTCAATCATTACAAATACACGGTCGCCTTTGTCAACCTCATTTAACCTTTTGGTGATGTCAAATTTTAATTGTTCAACATCCTCAATAGGAATGTGTACGACACGGTCAATGTCGATATTATAACTCTCCAAATACTCGGGAGTGATACCATATTCTGAATCATATAGTAGTGCAACACCGTCCTTATATTTGTTGAGATAGGCCTTCATACAATAAAGACCGAGTAGGGTTTTAAAACTCTTTGATTCCCCAGCAACAACTGTCAAGCCAGGAATAAGTCCACCATCAAGAGAGCCACTGAATGCAATATTTACAATCGGTAGTTCTGTTTGAATGGGATCTTTTTCCTGAAAGAAAGCTGATTTGGATAGAACCGCAGAGGATTTAACTGACCCTGATTTGAGCATTTTATCAAGTAAACTCATATTTTATTCTCCGGTTAAGATTTGTTGTAATTTATCAGCGAAAGCATCAAGCTTTGCATAACGATCTGGCCAATAGATATAGTCCTTTTCTGGATTCGCCTTAAGGTTATTCAGTAAAGGAGTAATCGCATTATATAAGAGTTGAGCCTTTTCAGCCTCGGATTGTGCAGTTGCCGAAGCAGTTTCTGCAACAGATCGTGAATCTTGTACAACGGTCAATTCGTCTTCGGTCATAGCTGTAAAGCCAAAATCGAAGTCTAGTATAGTTTCTGTCTTATCAGACATAGTTATCTCCTAAAAGGTTGGAGACCAAGGCCCGAGCTGTACGTGTAAACACGAGCTCTTTTGAATGCCGAGGTCTCCAATAATCATTATTAGCTTCTTGCGAGCTCTTTAAAGATTGATAAATCATCATCATCGTCATCTGATGAAACCGAAGCCTCAGCAGTTGGCGCAACCGGAGCAGATGTTGCATTGGATAGACTACTCAAATCCAAATCATCACTGTCTGTCTCAGCAGCTGTCTCAAAAGGTGCCGCGGCACTTTGCTCATTCGTATCGTTAGATAAATCCAAAACTCTATTGAGTTTAGTTTTTAACTCGGTGTAAGACTTAAAGTTTTTAGGGTCAACCATGTCTTGTAGAGAATGCTCTTCGTTACAAACTCTTTCCATTTCTGCGTCATCATCAAATAATGCCTCAGATGGGTCAAATTCAGATTTGTCGTAGTTAGGGTAACCTTCGAACTGACGAATTTTCAGTCTAAAGTTAGCACCTTCCCAGAGGTCAAAAGGATTGATTGCTTGTTCATCTTCGAAAGATGGGTTCATCAAATCATTTAGTTTATCAAAGATTTTCTTACCGAATTGGTACATGAAAACCTTACCTTCGTTTTCTGGATTTGCGGAATCCTTAACGATATAAACATTAGCAATATACTTCAGCCTACGCTTCTGTTTTCTTGCTTGTTCCTTATCAGCGTCAACACCTGTATTCCAAAGTTTGGAATTGTACTCGGAAACCGGGTCGTCCTGGTTTAGAGTAGTTAGGGAGTTTTCGATGTACCACAATCCTGTAGGTCCTTGGAAACCGTGGTCCCAAATCCTTACAAAAGGCATTTCTTCACCTGCTGGAGCTGGTAGGAATCGAATGACTGCGAAGCCATTTCCTGCCTTATCTCTTGTAGGTTTCCACATCTTGCCAGCGTTTGGATCTTGATAGGATTTTGTGGTGATTTTCTCAAGTTGAGAATTCAACTTATCGAGAGTGTTTTTCCTGTTCTTCTTTAACGAAGAAAAGTCTAGTTGTGCCATAATAGTTCTCCTGTATGTATAGCGTTATATTGCGTTATATTTCGATTAGAAGAAAAATTCGCGGACAATGTCTTTGAATCTCTTTTCATCATATGCCAAGAAAGGTTTATATTTCTTGACAAGTCTTATTATATCATAAGCTACAATTTTGTCAACCACTTTTTTGTCCCAATAGGAAAAAATGTTAGCTGAATGAGCCAAGATGGTCAACGTTTCCAATGATATTTGTTTTTGCAAATATTTTGTCATTATATAAGGATGTTGCCCATCATATGATATAAAATTTTCTTGGTAGTTCTCATAGAGTTTTCCCAAGTCACTTTTGAAGTTGTAGCCTAAGGCTTCAATTTTCTTCTTCCATAGTATATATCTTTCTTCGGCCTCCTCATCGAGGAGATCTCTGACCCAGATATCGGGTTTTACCAAAACATTGGCTAGTATGAGTCCTTGTGAGTCCTCACGCTTTCCAAGTTTAGCAAAGCTGTAAGCATCATTACGAGCCATAAAGGTCTTATTGTTTGCCCTTACCTTCCCGTTATACTTAAAATAATCATAGTTATCGGTAGTAAAATGTCGTTTAATTGCCAGAAACCTGACATACGTATCAAATGATTTATCACTTGCAATGGTCTGTGATATCTGGTTCATCATCTGCCTCTACCATTCTTAATTTGACTGCCTCTGTGCGAATTTTCTCTTTTAATATAGAAGATTTTTTCACAATCTGTGCGACAGTTTCAATTTCAATATCGTTCTTTTCTGCAAAGTCCACCAGTGCCTCAATATAAGGAATACCTCTTGAGATGTGCTTGCTTATTTCGTGATGAATCTTATCTGGTGTCAGTGCGACAACAGTGTTAATCGGTTCGTCTAGTGGAATATCTTTAGTCATTGTGTATATTATATCCTAAAATGCTTCCAATGTCAACCATTATTTTGCATTTGTTTTTAGTGGGTTAATAGAGTATATTATAACACGTTTCATTATGTTTGTCAACCGTTATTATAATTGTTTGGTGCCGGCACCAAGAGTCGAACTCGGGACCTACTGATTACAAGTCAGTTGCTCTACCTGCTGAGCTATACCGGCAGTAAGTGTACATTATAACAGGTTTAGGTGGTGATGTCAACCAATTTCTTCAAATAATACATTATTGACATATTGCTCTTTTCGCTCTTCTGAAATGCCCATTGCAAGTATTGAGCCGTGAAGCATTTTATTCATCTTCTGATTAATGCAGTATTTGTTTTGCGCGTCAATAGTATTGATTGAAGTGTTATTTGTATAGATTTGGTTGAGGTTATCCAAATAGAATGACTGGAGCTTCATGGCAGTGTCACATAATTGGTCCAATTCCTCACCAACTTTAACTGTACCAGCTGCCATCATATCAGTTGAAAATATTTCCTGAGCCCAAGGTGGTAATTCTCGTTCTCTTTTCCAACTCAAATCCTTAACTGTATTATGAAAGTATTTCTGATAGTCCTTTGTAACAACACCATCATGGATTTTACTATAATCACAGAAAACACCACTGACCTTAGCAGGAGTAGCTACTATATCTAATCCAAAAATTGGTAAATCAATATGTGTATGTGGGAATACATTAATATGCATAAGCCACATTTTGTTCTTTCCAACCGGTTCAATGGTTTTTAAATGTGCTTTTCTAATATGGTTTGATTCCCAGAACCAATCGGACCAACCTTCTAAATCTGCTGTATGTTTGGGGTTCTCAATTCTTGTAAGTGTTCCATCAAACGCCGATATGAGCTCTTCCGAGAGGTCTCTTAATCTTGTAAACAGCTCACTCATCTTCGTAGTCTTCGCCATTTGCTCGAGCAAGTAAAACTTCTTCTGACAGATATTCCTCTGGGCTTTCTAGGTATTTTTCCATTAATTCCTGGAAGAGTCTTTCAGCATATTCAAAACAAATTTTGGCCTCATTTTCCATGCCATCATGTAGCAATTCTCTTACTTGTTTAATTAAACCAGCACGGTCCTCAAATTCATACATGAGTCCTTGACCGGGAATATTTTTCTTAATGATTTGGCCACCATGCGCGTCACCGAAATGTCGGACATATAAATGAGCCAATAACTCATCCTTTTTATCATCTTCAACAAGTGTTTGTATATGATGATTATATTCTACGACAGACTGAAAGTTATCCTCTACTGGGTCTAAATCATACAATATTTCCAACTCGTTTAAATCGTCTTCCATTAAGGTAGATCTAAAAATTGGTTCTAGTGATGCGTCTATATCCACAGCCGATTCCAAAACCATATAGTTCTGTAATTGTGCGTGTAGATATTCTTGGTATAATTTGGGCTTGATATTTCCAGACAAAAGCATATCTGCAAATTCAGTACGTTCTGCACTATCGTGATGTGCTCGAGTTAGTTCTTTTAAGTTATTTGACATTCATTTCACCTCTATTAAGTATTATAGTCATTATGTATACAAAACTATTTATAAATAAACTAAAGATTCATATTTGGGAGAATTATGATGATAGGGTTTTTACTCAAAATTTTACAGAGTATTGTAGTAAAGCTAGCTATGACAGGAGCGCTAGGTTTCATGAAGCCGTGGTTATTAAAAGCGGACAAATGGGCAGAAGATAAATTAGGCATAGACATAGTAAAACAGGATAAGAAATTCCATGAAGCCTGGCCTCTGGTTTCAGAGCGCATAGCCAAGTTGGAAAAAGACTCACATCCACCTATCGAAAAAGGCGGAGCGTCAGAATTGAAAGCTGAAATCATGGCTGTCCTAAAAAGACTCGAAGCATTAGAAAAGAAATATAAAAATAAAAAATGATAGAGCTCACAGATGAAGCAATACTTAAAGCGATTGAGAGAACGACAACTCCGAATCCAAATAATATCAGACTTGGTGTTACTGGGGGTGGGTGTGCTGGTCACGAGTATGTTATTGAGTATGCTGACACTATCAATGATGACGATACTCTAATAGACTATGGTAAATTCAATCTAGTAATTAATGAGATGTCTAAAGAATATTTGGAAGGCAGTACATTGGATTGGATTAAAGAAGGTATTAATGAATATTTTAGAATCATTAGTCCTAAAGAGCTCTCAACATGTGGCTGTGGAATATCAGTAAATTTTAAGGTTTAAAGAAAATGATTGACGGTGTAATATTAGGTGTGGCGATGGTCGCAGCTTTTTGGTGTATAATAGGTTTATTCATAAGACCAGAAGGTAGCAAAGGAATCACAAAGCCCTACCAAACTAAAACAGGTGTTCGTCACACTGCAAAAAGTATCAGATCAGACTATATTGTTTAACTGATACATAAAGGAGAAATATATGTTAAATTTCGATTTAATTAAAGGATATGTAACGCTTGGGAAAGACTGGGTATTATCACGTTTAGGAGAAAGAACTTCTCTTAATTGTGGTGTTCTGGTTGGAATCTGTGGAGCATACTTATTGTTAGGTGGATTAATTGATATAGTGGCATGGGGTGGTTTACTCTATGGTGCATGGACACTTTGGAAGGCAGAGGTAAAATAACATGGCTGAAGTAGAAAAAGGATATGTAGAGAAACATCACCCGGCTGATACAAATGGCGATGGTAAGGTTTCAAAAATAGAAGAACAAATGTATCTCGAGTTTAAAAGAAAAGAACTTGAAGATGCGGATGCAATGAGAGATGCCCAGCGAAAAATGGCTTGGTTCTCTTTATATGGAATGTTAGCATATCCAGTTATGGTAATTGGAGCTAATGTAATCGGGCTTGAAAAAGCAGCTGATATATTAGGCGATATGGCAGGAGTATATTTTATTGCTGTTGCTGGTATTGTTGCAGCATTCTTTGGTGCACAAGCTTTTACTAAAAAGTAAATAGTATGTTTTGAAAAAAGGGACCTGATGGTCCCTTTTTGTTATTTGGTAGGACTGAGAACTGTCACTGTTGTGGTGTCGTTATAGTCTCCATTTCTGAAATCTCTAACTGATACTTCCTTATGAAGTTTCCCATCAATCATTTTATAGTTAATTATTTCCTTGCGAAATACACCTTCCATTTTGTCTAACACGGTCTTAAAAGGACCTGTTGATTGAGCGTCATACGGTTCTGACTCTGCCTTGTTTATTCTATCCACCATTGCCATTTTGGCTGGTGTTAATGTTTCAATTTTTTGTTTCATAGTATATCCTTTCTTATTCGTAGTGAGCGTATCCGTTCACCATTGTTTTTGTAAAACCTGCATTACTCATTTGTTCGTCCAAATAAGTGTTTCGTTCCTGATCAGAAATCATTTCATAACTCATTGAAGTGAGTCCTGGATTATCTGCCAGCCAAGCTTGTTTAGCTTTTTCCAAACATTCCAATACAGTCGGTTCGGTCGGAGCATTTGTTTCCCAATCTGGAGTTAAAATTTGTACATCAATGCCAGATGACATTGTTAAAATATTACTGGGCTCTATTGGAGTTGTTGGTTCTGGGGTCGGTAAATTTTCTGGTAATTCTTCTGTCATAATAGTTTTAATGCTCCATAGTTTACTTGATAATAACCATTTGTATTCATGGATACAGCCTCGGGCATATATTCCATAACCTCTTGTGCGATTACTCCAGTTTTTGGACCTTTCACACCAAGCGACCTTGCAAGTTCATTCCATTCCCAAGTATAGGTCCTGTGTCCATTATTTTTGCCAAGGTAGTGTATATTTGTTTTTAATCTGTGGTCTGAAGCTCTCCAATAATAAGGAAGAATTGCTCTATAACCACTTACGCCATTTTGAGCTTGTAAGAAGTAATATCTTGTTCCACCAGACCATCGCATTTGGTTAGATGTTGACCAAACACCACTAAATTGTGATGGGTAACTAGCTGATGTACTATTTCCATAATAATACATATCGTCGCCTATACCATATCCATAATCTGTTGTTCCACGCTGAGAGGGAGTCGGGTTAAATCTGAGCCACCACCCACCAGAATAGAACCAAAACGTTAATCGTTCATAACCAGGTCCTGGTAGGAATACTGGTCGGCCACGAACTCTATGTGAATTACTATCTGACATAGTACCCCAAGCCCATGAACCATCACGGCCACGATATTCTGAGTTATAGACTGGATAGTTTCTGGGCCCATAATAAAAATCCAGCTCTGAATAATACTGGGGGTTTCCGGACCTTGTTGATGCCATTACGGTCTAACCTCTATTATTAATGGATAAAATTTGACTGAATCAATACCGACAGTCGCGGGGCATGTTACTTCAAGAGAAGTCGTATGAGCGACCGGTAAAGAATTGACGTGAATATATGTATCACCATCATCTGGTATGCCGGATATCGTCACGACTGTTCCAGTAGGCACTGTAATGATATCATGGTCATTTAATAATACTTTATTAGTTTCTTCTGGGATATCACCTCGGCCAATTGTAACTGCTTCCCCAGTAATTGGGTCAACAATTCCAGGCACAACTGTTTGTGCAAAGAAATCTTCTGATACTGCCGGATGAGAATATGTTAATGAAATATCTGTTTTTTCTACAACTGTATTTGCTGTAGCGTCAAACCATTTTCTATCTTGTGTATCTAGCCTGTCGCCATCATCAAAGTCGCAGACGTAAAGGTCTGAATTGGCAATATCTCTATTACCAAAACCTTCGATTGTTTCGTCTGTCATACCTTCTGCTTCAGCGAATATTCTGCCAGAGACAGTATTGGCTACAAAATATTTTTTCATATAAAAATACCAGTTATTTAAGTCTATTTATTAATCAATCAGTAACTTAATTAAGCCTGCATTCCAATTTTCTACCACATCATTAGCGTATGCTTGTGATTTACCACGCAATTCTCTTGTTTGTACCAATTTATTGTTCTCAAATAAATCAACTACAAACATTTTGTCTGGTCCATTACTACCTGACTCGTTTGTCCCTGCTACTGGTACGGATCTTATTTCTGCTTTTCTACTCATTTTCTTTCTCCAAATCTGAACGATAGATGGCCACACCGTGATGGGTGTAACCTACTACGTCGTCTTGCTTATCTACCCAATTAAAGAAAAAGGCTGATGCAAGACATATTATTGCTAAGACGGTTAAAGGTCCAAACGGATTTCCTTCATACCTTTTCAC